TTACAATTTTCAAATATATTCATGATATTAATTATAATATATTTTATATTTTTGAACCCCAAAAATAAAATAAAATAATTTTTGTGCGGTTCGAAAGATTCGAACTTTACGCCACCAACCCCACTTAGTTTTTGACAACAGTTTTACAGACTGCCGTGGGGAACGAACCGCAAATAAAAACAAAGAAATTTATAATCAGTTGACCAACATTTCAACCCCCGTACTAATACTAATTATATTAACATTAGTACGGGGGGCAGGAATTGAACCTACGTTATAGCAAAGCATGATTTTGTACGAAGTATCTGATTTATTACGCTATTGTTTTTGTGCAGGATAAGGGATTCGAACCCTTATAGCAAGTGTGGAAAACTTGAAGATTAACCATTATCGTAATCCTGCAAAGAATTAATCAAAGAAATTTTAAATGAGCGTGTTTGTAGATGTTATGTTGTAGATAATTTACGATGAAACTCATTAAGTGCTATTGATTAAGTGTACCCATAGATGGATTTGAACCATCGCATAACTGCGTATCAGACAGTTGCCTTAACCAAGCTTGGCTATATGGGCATAATAAAATAAAAGGAGAAATATAAAAAGTGTGTTCCTCTTACGAGGTCGAGTGGAATTGAACCACTGAAGTTTATTTTCAAGATAAATGCCCAACCATTGAGCTACGATGTAACACTTTTAAACGCTACCTTTTTTGAGCTTTCATTGGGAATCGAACCCACTTCCTCGCTTTACAAGAGCGAACATCATCCAATAAATGTTTTGAAAGCTATTTTCTAGTTGTTCTAGAAGATTTTCTATTATTTATATTTTTGTACGTTTTGGTTAAAGAGTGACAATTCGGACATAATAATCTTAGATTTTCTCGCAAATTATTTTTAGCATCTCCATCTATATGGTCAATCTCTAATGGTATATTACCCGTAAATTCATTTATTTGTGACCAACCACATAATGAACATTTATTATCATTTTCTTCTAATAAAAATTTTCTTATCCAATTAGGAATGGTCAATCCATTACCACGTAGATAATTTTTACCATTTAACCACATATTAATACGTTGATTCATTTGAAATTCTTGTTGACATTTATTATTACAAAAAATGTTATTATTAACAATTTCATTATTACAAAATTTACAAGTTTTTTCCTTTTTTTCTCTTTTTCTCATCGGTCAACCATTTTTATATATAATTATATGGTTTTCCAAAAAAATAAAAATTATATTATTGGGTGTCAGGTGGGACTTGAACCCACAAGGTACTAGAGTCACAATCTAGCGCATCTACCAATTCTGCTACAGACACATGTAAGTATTTAATAAATATATTAAGGATTCTGATACATACATAATTCAACACGTTACTACAATCCTTTTCACAGAGTTAGCAATGTATACATTACAGTATTTATTAGTGATACTTTAGTGAAGTCTATAGGAATCGAACCTATACTCATGGGGCTTCAACCCATCGCTCTACCAATTGAGCTAAGACTCCAAGTGCTTATGGCAAGAATCTCACTAGGAGTCTTGCACGAACTATTAATCGTTCTCATACCTTGTTAGGTATTTAGTGTCTAATTCCACCACATAAGCTTGTGGAGACTGAGATAATCGAAATCTCCCAAACGGTATGCAAAACCGTTTCGCCAACCTTGGTACATTAGCCCCCTTTTTCTCAAGAGTTTACCAACCATTTTGGTTTTACTCTCGATTGCAAATAGTAAAAAAATACGTCAATGAACTGTTAGAAAGGTAAGAAGTTTTTTTATTAAAAGTCAACAGATAATCTGCATTTATTTTTATTTGCTTCTTTTTTCTTGTCTACTACAACTTTAGGAGTAAATCTCCCATCGAAATAACCGACAGATTTTAGTTGTTCTCTAAAACCTTTTGTCTTCTTGTATGTAGTAGTATTTGTTTTCATGATTATAAGATATGAAGTTATTTATTAAATATCAAGTGTTATAAATAAAAAAGTCCAAATTTTTTTAGGGTTTGGACTTTTACAACTAATAATCTGCGATACCTCAACCAAACCTATTAGATATTCACCCCCTTCACAAAACCATAATGGTTGGTTGAATCGGTGTTATTATCCCAAATAAATGTTGTAGTTGTTTTCATGATTAGTAATTATAGTATTTTTTTATTAAAATCAAAAAAATCTTCAAAATTTTCAAAAATAATTTCTTTTTTAATATCATCATATACAATAAACTCAGTTGGATACATAAATAATGAAGTATCAGACATTATTAATGAAGGATTTAAATAATATGGTGAATGTAATGGGAGACCATGTATATTACTAGTATGCCCGAATATTTGTATAATATTCTTATTTGTCGCAGTAGGAACAGTAATTTCTGATGGTCTCAGCCAAAAAATTCCTCCACACGATTTATATCCACCCGATATATATCCAATGTCAAATAACGATTTAACTTCCGAATTTCTATTACCACTTGATAATACATATAGATACATATCATTTGTTAATGGTTTTAATGTTTCATTAATATCATCGATAGTAATTTCTTCAAATGGTATATGTTTAGTATTAGGGAGTTGTTTAAATATATCCCCATCTAATCCTGCATGAGTACATAAAAGATTATCGATTGAATGATAAAATTTTAAAATCTTTTTATCCATCATTTTTTCATAATATGGATAAAACGAAAATCCTGCACCTGCACTATACCCAGAACATTGAAATGGATTTTCCACATGTGGTTTAATCATATATTGTAAATCGTGATTACCGATTAGATATGTCATCTTTTCGGGTTCATATTCATACATCATAGTTTTTAATAACTCTTGTTGCTTTTTTCTACCAAACTCAGGGTTATGATTATTCCCCCAAGTCACTTGTCTATTATCTACATAATCGCCTAAAAATACTACTTTATAGTCATCAGTTGATTTTATAAATTTATTAACTTTGTTAAATAAATTTATATTACCGTGTAAATCACCAAATATTATATGTTTCATTATTTTTTACTTATATCAGTTTGATAGTATACTTTTCCGTGATGAAAAGTTTCTATATAGTCAATAGCTTTAAATATCAATAGTTTCCTTTCATCTTCGGTTGTTCGGGAAAACAATAATACCATATTATCATATATGACAAATTTTTTCATGTAGTTATTAAGTTTACCCAATTTTCTGAGTAAATCTTCTTGTTTACTTACACGCATTCTATCCAATATTGCATACCGCATGTGTTCTTCAATCATCATCAATACATCACGTTTGATGTTAATTGGTATGAATTTTTTAGCATATTTTAATGATGCTTTTTCATGTCCAAATGCAGTAGGAGTTCCATCTTCCTTATATTTCAAAGTATCAATTTTACCAAAATCGTGAAATAATGCCGTGTACAATAGTTCATCGGGTTCATTATTTTCTAATGCTTGACCCAATACTAATAGAGTATGGGTTAATACATCACCTTCGGGATGATAATCCTTACGTTGGGGAGTATTCTGTAATTGTTTGAGTAAGTTTGTTAAGTCCATAATCAAATATATGAAGTATTACAGTATAATCAAAATAAACTTAAATTTTATTTTTATACTTTTTGGAAAACTCAGCATAAGTCATTTCTTCTTCAGTATGAACTACCTTTTTAACACCTGATAATTTTTTAATATTGATGCTTTGTCCTTCATCACTTGGTAATAGATATCCATCGACATTAAGACTAAAGCTATGTCTTATTAAACGCTCTTGACCCATATTAGCGACAGATGATGCATTAGTAATATTCGGATAGGTCACACGAAGATAGTACCCATCGATAGACCAATATTTTGATTCATTAAGTATGAATTGCTCTATGTTCTTATCATTATGTTTAACATAATTTGATACTATATCTACGGTATAATTAGCAGTGATTTTAACAGGTAATCGTGGTAATACATATTGAACGTTTTCATTATCTTCGAATGAAGGAGTATTATATTTCAATAGTTCATAACGCAATAAATCATTGGGGAGCCAATGTGGAAAACGATTCTTTTCAATTTCCAATGAGTCTCTGTTTAATAATATTAGAGGAAGAATATATAATTCACCCGATTGGTCTTTCTCCTCATCATTTTTCAATAATTTAGCCCAACGTTCTTGGTTCTTAAAATCTACTCTAGTTTTAGTACCATCTGTAAATGTTGTAGCAATATGATTTTCTATATAGGTTTTAATTGCTAAATCTATATCAATTAGTTCAATGTCTACATTTGTATTAATAAAATCGCTCATACTATTAAGTATAGATTATTTATAATTTAAGTATTGCTATTGTAGTTATCATACCCGTTGATAATCCAACCCAAAACCAATAAAAAGACTTTTTTTGTTTCAAGGTTGTTTTATTCGTTATATTTAATTCTACAAAATCTGTTGATGAAATATATGAGATTACAGTAGATTGGTCATCGGATACTGTTGAAGTAATTTGTATATTTATATCTCGCAATTGTACCAAATCTATTTCATTAGTCATAGTATTATCTTTTATATCAACTTTAGAATTTACCATTATCAAACTATCACCAAATGTATTCGATGTAGTTATTGTGGTATCTGTAATTTTATTATTAATTATTTCTAAATCTCTTTTTACCAATGGTAATGAATCTGCTATTGTAAATCCATCTAAAAATTTTAATGAATCAATTGTTTTTTTTAAATTATCATTGTTTAATCGCAATCTACCTGTTAAGTTAGATAAAGAAAATATTTTCATATCACTATCTTTAATCTTTTGGACAAATTCTTTCGATAAGTCTTTATATAAATTTTGTTGAGTTTCATATTGTGCAACAGATACCCATTTGGTTGAATCAATTTGTTCAGTTTTTACTTCATATGTCATACGAGGGAAATATTTTGTAGTGATGTGCCAACTGAATACCGTTATAAAAATAGACCAAGCAAAAAAAATAGTTAAAAGTATACGTTTGTTCATAATATTATAATTTAAAATAAAAAAGCCACTGCTTATTACAACAGTAGCTTTAATTATAAATTATATTTTTTATTGTTAAAAAAATCTTGATATAAGTAAATTAAATCGAAATATAAGTTTTCCTAAATCTGTTTTGATATTAGAATCTTTTTCGATTAATTCTTTAATTACGAAATACCACCATGCGATAATTGATACCATAGCGATACCAACGAAATGTTCTTTATTTTTATTACCCCACGTTTTCACATTCACGTATAAAAAAAATAAAAAAGCACATATTAAGTATAGATTGAGTAACATAGGAGTTAAAATTAGTTGTTAATTGTTTAGTGGATATTAAATATACGAAAATTTTATTTTTTATCAAAAAAAAATTATAATCGTATAAAAACTTTATTTGACGCTCTTGTTATAGCAACATATAATAACTGATTTCTTTCTTTAATGACGCTATTTCTTGCGATATTAGGCATATCAATAAACACATTAGCAAATGTACTACCTTGTGACTTATGTACGGTTAGGGAGTGAGAATACGAAATATCATTAAAGAATTTTTTTACTTTATAATGAGTTTTCCAATCTTTTTTATCAGCAGTTTTTCTAAGAAAATCTTTTAAATCATCTTCATATGCTTCATGAATAACTCGAATAAATTTTTCAGTTATTGTTCCCACTAATCGTATACCTAATTCATAGTAATCTAATTTACAAGGGTTACTAAGAGTTTTAATTTTAATTGAAGTAACTATTGCTTCTTCGGAATTTGGTAATACTATATTCATACCAATTTCATCAAGACACGCTTCATTCGCAATAATTTTATCACCAATGACAAATTTATCATCTGATTTTACGAACAATCCACGTACTTTAGTGTTCCATGTGGAAACATTGACATTGGTATATGCTAATATCCTACAAAAATCTTCATCACGACTATAATCATCAGATAAAAAATATTCATTTAAAGTAGATGTAAATTGTCTCCTATCTAATAGGATTACAGAATCGGATTCATGTTTTTCAACTAAGTCTTCAAAATCGATTCGCTTATCCAAGTTTTCTCTAATATCGGTAGCAAGTCTACCAATTTCATTCCCATAACGAACTACATTAGTCAATGTTTTTGTAGTTTTTTCATTACCTTGTAATGCCAATGATTCAATTTCTTTAATAGGTGGTAATTGTGCAGGGTCTCCAACAAACAGAATCTTAATGGTATAACCGCTAACCGCTTTTGTTATATAATCTTCATACAACACTTTATTAATCATAGATGCTTCATCTATAATAACAAAATTATAATCGTATAACGACTGGTCTACGGTTTTATCAGGTATATATGTTTCTTCACCCGTTTTATAATCTACAAAAGGCTTGATTGCCAAATGTCCATGTATAGTTTTAGTCTCTACATTTGCCAACCCCGATTCTTCCAATTTTTTACGAATCACCTTTACTGCTTTATTAGTTGGTGCAGAGATGGTCAAGTCAGCACGATTTACACCATAAACTAATGGTCTGTGATGTTGTACATATTCTGCTAAACTAATGAGAAGCGTAGTTTTTCCCGTTCCTGCAAATCCTTTTAGTACATAAAATTGGTCATTCGGTGAAGTCACCCATTTGATAATATCATCAAATGCTTCACGTTGTTCGTCTGTTAATGTCATATCGAATATTAATAATTAAAATTTAATTAATGCTAAGATACAAAATCTCATTTACAAAATAAAATCTTTTGTAATAATTTTGCTCTACATCTTTTGACATTTCTATTGATTTCCTTTTCTGTAAAACGAATTAAATTTAATTTATTCATTTTTGCTAATTTGTTCTTAACAAAATCATTCGTTACATTCTTCTTTTGAACTTCATTCAAATCCTTTTTAGTATTACCATGCCAGTAGTCACCATCAACCTCAATTAATAATTTTACCGATGGGATATAAAAATCATAAAACTTGGTAGCAATCCTATATTGTGCTTCATAAGGATAGTTTAATGGTTTCAAAACATAATCTTCAAATGTTGTTTCAAGACCTGAAGATTTAATAAATTTTTTTGAAACTATATACTTATTGATGGGTAATCTCTTTTTAACAATATCTGTGAACTTAGTAAAATTAATTCGATTTCTTACTTTCAATTTATTTTTTTTCGCTATCGATTTGGAATTTTGCGTTAAAGATTTCTTTATTCTCTTTATGTCAAATTTTTTCATATATTTGTTTAACTTGTTACTATAACTATATAATTATCACTATGACTACAAAAAATGTAAAATATAAATACGCTTCTCGATTGATGGAACGATTATCAAAAGATTCTGATGGTGAACCTATAGACCGCACCACAGAAGTTGATACCGAAGATGTACAATTATCATCAAAAAACATCAGGGGTATAATATCTGATAATAAAAATATGATAAAAGATATAATTAATAAAGAATTGGCATTACCCGACAAGGAATTTTCTAATGATGAATTATTACAACGTATATTCTTCTTAGAATACGAAAATTCACAAATCACACAAGAGGTTGAACGCTTACACAGGTTGTTAATCTTAAATAATATTAAATTTAATTAATTATGAACATAAAAATATATATAGATTCAGTTAAAAAGGTTATCAAAGAAAATTTAGATACGTTATATAATGTACAAGATGGATATCCTACCCCAGAAGATAAGTTCGAAAAATGGATGTCATCAAAACCCGATTTAGCATCCAATGGTATAATGTTTGATTTATCCGATAATCGCATCGTACATGGACTAATTTTTAGATATTCAGATGATATTATTTTCGGTTCAATCAGTGATGGTGGTATCGATGCAGAAGTATTTGATTTACCTAAAGATTCAGGAAAATACTTCGCACGTTTCAAGAGTGAAATCAAAAAGAAATATGATGAATCACTTCTCAATGAAGATGATTGTAAAAAACAATTTGAAACATATCTTTCTAAAAATTTTATAAAGCTTTAAATAAACAATAATGGCAGATTATCCATCAATAGTTATTCCTTATTACGAAGGAACTACTCCTTACATCTCAGGTAGTACAACACCGTTCAAATATTTTGATAATGAGTCCACCTTTGTATCGTTTGCACCTACGGTAGCAGATTATGTAGCATCTAATCTTGGATTTCCTGTACATCAAATTGAGATTACTCCAAATCAAATATACACGAATTTAGAATCTGCAATGGTTACGTATTCTAAAATTATAAATGAGTTTAGAACCAAAGAAGATTTTTTTAATCTTATTGGTCAACCAACAGGTAGTAATTATACAAACCGCTTACCATATCAATCTAATCGTTATCTGATTAGATTATCAGAAGCTTATTCCGCAGAAGCTAAAGTTTCTACTCATGTTTCATTATATACATCATCGGTAGAGTTGGATACTAATCAATCGGTGTATAATATCAAGCAACACCTGATGGATATACACCCCGATGAATATGAATTCCAAATAAATATGGTTTTTCATAATCGTATCCCTGCAAACAGACAATATTTAAATTCGAATTTTGCATTCCCAAATGGGGTAAATGCAGGGATGATTGGTGATAATTCTTACTATACAATGTATCCATTGGGGTTTGACCTGTCTCGTATGCAAACTGTTAATACACATAGAGATATGAGATTGAGTGACTACTCATTTAAATTAGAAGGTGATAACATTCGTTTTCTACCAATACCCAAATACCCAATGAAAATTTGGTTCAATTATTATGTAGGGTCTGAATTATCAGGCAAATTTGCTGATGATAAAAATAATGCATATACACAAGATAATCTAATAGTAAACCCCAGTGATATCCATTATGATTTTCTTCCTTTCTCCCGACTAAATCAACACGCAAAACAATGGATTATCGATTATACATTGGCACTATCAATGATTACTTTAGGTATTAACAGACGTAAATTTGGTTCTGTTAATTATCCAACTGGTACAATTAGCTTGGATGGGGATGCATTTGTAGGAGATGGTTCTACCAAAAAAGATGCTTTAGAGCAAGAATTACGAGAAATGTTGATGAAATTGTCTAAGGAGGAAGGTATGGATATACAAGCAAGAATATTACAAAATCAGAAACAATTATTAGCAGCAATACCATTAGGTATATATAGATTTTAAAAAAAGGTCAGATATCTGACCTATAAAAATTAATAATCGTTATTATAATCATCGTCATCATAATATGATTTATTATCGTAATCTTCGTCATCGTCATCCATAGATGTAAATTCATCCAATCCGAAACTTCCTTCCTCGACCTCAAGTTTTGTTTTATCAATTAAGTTGGAGCATTCATCATACAAACCTTGGTTTAATAATTTTGATAGTTTTGTTAATACTTTAATAAATAATTCATCCACTATAGTTATATTTAAATTGTTAATGTATAACGCTTAAATATAGGCTATAGTGGATTTTTAAACTAAATTATTCTGTCTCAATATCTTCACCGATAATTTCTTCAATCGAAATTGAAGCATCGGTAGTAAGAATCAATCCTGCAATCGAAACTGCATTTAATAAAGCAGATTTTGTAATCTTAAATGGGTCAATAATACCCATCTCAAACATATCTCCATTAGTATTATTTCTAACATCTAATCCCATGTTTACATTAGAATCCTCAGTGAATCGCTTTACAAATTCTCTAATATCATTTTTACTATAACCTGCATTTTCTAATATGGTCTCAAATGGTTTTTTTAATGAATAAAATAATATATCATATGCTAAATTTTTTTCTATTGATTTATTAATATATTTTGATGGAGAATATTCTGTTGATATTTTCAACAATGGAATCCCACCACCTGCTACAATACCATACTCAGTTGCAGATTTAGTAGCAAATAATGCATCTTCAATTCTATCCTTTTTCTCTTGTAATTCTACTTCAGAATTTGCACCAACTTTGATGATGGATACACCATTTGTAAAATTAGCATAACGTTCATTAATAGCATTTCTTTCAAACATTGATAATTTTGAGTCATTGATTAAAGATTCTAATAATTCTTTTCTATCATTGTATTCTTTAACTTTTGGAATACCACCGATGATAACAGAATTCTCTTTTTTACTTATAATTCGTTCAGCTTGACCTAAGTAGTCCATCGAAATATTTTTAATAGAATGTCCAAGTTCGGGAGTTATGAATGTAGCACCCGTAGATACTGCAATGTCCTTCATAATCTCTTTTCTATTATCTCCAAATGATGCAGCTTTAATCAGACAAACTTTAATCACTCCACTTAATTTATTCTGAGCTAATACTCCTGCTACTTCCGCTTCAAAATCTTCAGCAATAATAACCAATGGTTTTCCTGATGATACTACACCTTCAAGCACAGGTAATAATTCTTTAGCAGTTGATAAAGTACCTGCATATACCATGACAAACGTGTTGTTTAATTCTGCTACCATTTTTTTCATGTCAGTAACAAAATAAGAAGAGAAATAACCTCTATCAATCTGCATACCCTCGACATGTGACAAATAAGTTTCATCATTTTCTGAATCTTCAACGGATACATATCCACCGACACCAACCTTGGATATAGCTTTAGCAATGATAGAACCTAGAATGGTATCTCCATTTGCAGAAATAGTTGCTACTTGACGTAGATGTTCTTCTGAATCAATATTTTTTTTCATTGATTCTAATTTTTCAACTACATCTACTGTTAGTAAATCCAATTCTCGTTTCAATTGAATTAAATTCATAGATTGGTTTGATGATTTAATTAACTCAAATGCTTTATGAAGAATTGCTTGTGTTAATACAGTTGCAGTAGTTGTATTGTGTGTTAAAATGAAATTATCAGTGAAATAAAGTTTATCGTTATTGCTGACTTTTATACAACGCATTGGAGTATATACATCAGTAGGAGTAATAGATACTATTTTGTTTCCATATTTATACCCTTTCAATTGTATAAATCTATGAATAGGATTATAGGAATAAGAATTGTCATCACTATCTCTTGTATGAAATTTGAAATTTAAAGAAATGCCTAAACTATAACATAATACTTCAAAGTTTCTTGCTAACCTTCCACTTACGGTACTAAATACAAATCTACCTCGTTTATTTTTATAACCACCCATGTCAAGTAAACCTTGTAATAAATTTTCTCTTGTTGTATAATCATTATATAGATATTCATCTGGAATAAATTTAGTAAAACTATTTACACCACGTAAATTAAGTTGTTCTAAAATTTCTGATAAGGATTTACCATATAATTTAACTCTAAAACTATTACTTTTTTCTACATGAGTTACATCTTTTCGTACACCTTCGGGTAGAATCAATTTGTCAATGATATGCTGCTTTTTAAAACCTAAAGATAACTCTATAGTTTCTCCACTTAAACTTCCATCGCCTAATAGTACACCTAGTGTGTAAGGGTCTATGGGTACAGATTTCTGTGGAAAATTGACACCTTCTGATTGCACATAGTATCCATGTCTATTATTTTTCATTGTTATTCTACCAGAGTCTATTAAAGCACGTGTGGACATAGACTTCTTAGCACCATAATTAGTTATTACCGTCCATATATGAGTATCATCACAGTCGACCACTCTACCATCAGCAAATTTCACTTGATGTATTTGTAAACTACCTTTTTCATACACTTCTTCTACTGTTTGTACAGTATTATTAGTACCATTGATTAAATCACCCTTTTTAATTTCAGCCATAGTAGTCCAACCATTTGGTGTGGAAATTTTAGACCAAAGTGGTTGACAACCGTCACCTGCATTATCGGCAGTTTTTTCAGCTACGGATTTGATTAAATCCGCACCCATATTTTCGATTGGGTCTTTAAGTATAATGTGTTTCGCAACAGTTACCCCATCTTTAGTAATTAGTGGTAGTTGCATTTCTCGTTGAATGATAACATTCTTACCCGATGCACCAAGCGTTGATTTAACTGCATTAGCTAATTTGTCAACGCCTGATTTTAATTTATGACGAGTTTCTACATCGTATGATATATGTTTAATTATCTGTTTCATAGTTAATTTTTAAAGTTTAAATTGATAAATTGTATTGTTTGCGATGTTTCTTACTTTATTATAAAGTCCATCACCTTCTCTAGAACCTGCGTTATTAGTATTACCTTCAATAGTAACAACTTTATCAGGGATATTTTGCATTAAAGATTCGATTGGGTCAACTATATATACATGTCCGAACCCGTTATCATTAACCCACCCACCGATTACTATTGTATCTCGTCTGAGTTGATTAATATTAGTCACTTTAATATAATTTGCTCGAACACTTGCCCAATCTAACATATCTTTTGCGCGTGCAGTTTTTAATAATTTGTTATGAACATCAGGGTAAGAATTGAATAGTACATACGTTACAAAAATTGCACACCATGCGTATCCTTTTGTAGTTTTATCTTCGATATTAAACTGAGGAAATACAAATTTAATCATCTTATCAATTTCTTCACCACGATTATCTGATTTCCCATCACCATCAACGTCAATTTCTCGTATATTTTTTAATAATAATTTGTGTGACGTTACTATATGTTCAGGTGTAATAAGTTTTAAATAATCATAAAGTTTTTCTGTAGTAGTTCCACCCACTGATGAATCGAATAATACTGATGATTTAAGATGGGTAAGCGTTTGATTCCCAAATACACCATCGGTAGTAATACCAAGAGCATATTGTAATAATCGTACATCCCCACCACGAGATTTTAATGTTAAAGTCATAATGTTTTTTGTGTTAGTTTTTGTTGATTATAAATATACTTTTCTTTTCTATCCATTATAGAATAAATTTTTTCGAAACTTATTGGTTCACCATCATAACCATCTACACCAACATCTAAAAGTTTTTCATTTATTAATAATGGTTGGTTATGAAAAGTTGAACCATGAAGCATCCATGCACCTTCGTTCTTTCTGTTCCAATTTAATTGTGGATGATGATTTAAAGTAATTGATATATCATTAATGAATATATCGAGTTTATAGCTGATAGACATCAATTTATCTTTACACGCCAAAATTGTATCGTGTGTATCTGATGTTCCAATAATCAAATTTATATTTCCATTTAGTTTCTGTAAAATAGATTTAGTAAGTGGTATCGAACCTACACTAAAATTTCCTAAATGAAAAACTATATCGTTACGCTTAACAACAGAGTTCCATTTCTGAATCAAATAATCATTCATTTGTTCTACAGTCCATGATTGACGTTCATATAATATATCTTCATCATAAAACAACTGGTCTGATGTAAATAATATATCATCTCTAACTGCATTAAGAGCTTTCATGCCTTTAATAACGTACATATTACTTTTGTTTTAACGATTTGATTTTATCTTTGATTTCTAAAATTTTTGAATTAAGTGTTTCACGTTCTGATTGCAAACCTTTGAGTTCATCATTCAAGCGAGATATTAATTTTATATGAGAAATTTTTAATTCGGGTATAAAATAAAAAGGGAATGATTTGTGATTAAATTTTACTACTGAAAATACATCATAAACTTTTGATTTATCAAACTGTTTTTGGTCATCAGTAGAAATTTTATCAATGGCACATACTAAATCAGATAAAGAATTTATTTTATTCGCATCATAACCACCAATTTTTTCATTTATCAATGGTTGTGGTGATACTCTATATTTTTTTAATTCTTGTTCATAATACGTACATTGTTTTTCGGTATCAAATTCAAACCCATCTTCTGATTGGTATTTGACTATCATATTACCCAAACATCAGACGTTTATTTGCAACACTTAGATTCACCGTTTTTACTTCACAGATAGTTTTCGGTACTTCTTGTACGATTCCACCATCTTGAATGAAATAATTTTTCTCATCTTGGTACATAACAGGATAGTGAACATCCAATTTTAGATTTTTTGTAGTAGTAAATCTTGCATCAGTAATTTTAACAAGCATTTTTTCCATAATAGTTTAATTTATAGGTTAGGGTTAATTGTTTAAGTAGGCGAATTTAGTAAAAACATATTTTTTTGTTTTAATAAATTCTTTTTTTAAAAAAGTTATATCGGTTTCGGAAATATTTATGAACTCATTTCGAATTTTATACATTATTGTATGATTTTTATTATGTCCATTGTATTCCATTGTAAAAAAATTGTTAGATTTTATATCATCATCAAAAATTTTTTTGATTTTATGATTATTTATAATCATTTCAAAGTATAATTTTTGGTTTCTGTCAACCGATTTATATAAAATATAACAAAAATTTAAATCGGAGACTAATTTTTTTAAAAAGTCCATAAAATGTAAGAGTAATTATGGACTTTTTATAAAATAAAACTACTTTTTAACGATAATTTTTAAAATCTTCTGTTTCTGCATAATATTCTAAAATTCTATCTACTACGGGGTGTCTATGATTAGTTAAAAGTTCACTAAATCCTACCCCTTCGATTTTATCTCGAAGATTAATCAATTTATTTATTCCTGATGTAGGTTTTCTTTTTAAATCAATCTGATTTATATCACCACATAGTACCATCTTCGAATGTAACCCTAAACGTGTCATAACCATTGCAGTTTGTTCATTGGTTAAATTTTGTACTTCATCAGCTATGATAAATTTATTAAGGAATGTTCTCCCTCTAAAAAATTGTAATGGAACTATCTCCAATTTGTTTAATAATATTAGTTTTTTAAACTCCACTTTACCAACAACCGATTCAATATTGTCGTATACGGGATATACCCATGGTTGCATTTTATCGTTCAAATCTCCCTTTAGAAAGCCAATATCTTCTGTACCCACTGTAGGTCTTGTAATAACTATTTTATCAACTTCATCGGCATATAATAGTTCGATTCCTGTTAATACTGCGGTTAATGTTTTACCACTTCCTGCTTTACCCGTTAATACTGTTATATCATTTTCAATTATTATTTTTTTTGTTATCTGTTGCTCTTTGTTTAATCTAATTCTCGATTTCATTAGATTCTCGATTGATAACTCGGTTAAACTATTTTCATGGATAACCATTTTTGTGTTATTAGAATTTTTATTTCTTTTCATACGATAGTTGTTTTGTTTCTAGGTAATTAATCATAAAATGAAAATATATATCCTTTGATAATTTTTTCATTTCAGTAGATATTTCAGAAACCACATTTTTTGTATTTTTTTCGAACCATGAACCATCAGTAGATTTTCTTACGATGTCACTATCTGATATATCTACTAAATATAAAAATCTTTGTGATGTGGCTGATTTAGAATGAAACACTGAATCTAAAAATTCCCACTTTGATTTATCTTCTTGGACTATCCCACTCTCTTCTGCTAATTCTCTTATTGCAGTATCAAAATGATTTTCGTTTGGTTCGATTGTACCCGATATACAAGTTAATTCAGCTTTTTTGTTTCTCCATATATTAATTGGTTCTAAAAGATAGACCACATATATCTTATCATTTGATATAAAATATGGAAGAACCATCACCTTATCTGATTCTTTAAAAATCGTATATTTATCCCCTGAATCAGAGTTTGTCTTCTCGATTAACGAGACCCATTTGTTTTTAAATAATATTTTTTCTTTACTCATTATAGCTTAAATATAATATTATTTCAATAATAAAATAGAATCTTTTAAGAAAATCCCATCAAATTTTAATAATATTATATAATACCCATTTTGTAAATCATTATTTTGTGGTTGTGTACCCGAACCATCACTTATTGTACTCCAAAGAGTTTTATCATTGAAAAAACCATTACCTTGAGAGTAATAACTTGTTTGTCCGAATACGTTACCGATAAAGAAAAATAAAGTAAAGAATAGTGAAAACCAAAATGGTTTCCAATGTGTTTCGATGATGTTATATAGCGTTTTATTCATACCAATAAGTATATTATTTAAAAATAATTGGTATAAAAAAAGCCCCCGAAGGGGCTAAATATTAAAGAAGTACTACTGCTTTTTCAAAAGCTTTCTCTTTACTCGTAGCACCAGAACCCAACCAAATCGCTTCAAGTTTGTTTGTGCGTTCTTGGTAGTTTTTGTAGTGGTCGTAGTATTCGGTCACTGCATTATAAGCACCCCAAAGTGAACCACGTACACCTTTTAAGTCTGTTCCTGCTCCAACTTCAACCAAGCGATTAATCTCCACGATTGTGTTTTCTGCCTGAGTAGATTCACCTACAACTGCTTTGAAATAAGCATCCATACTTTCAGAGGTCAGTTGTTTTTTGAACATCTCAGCGTACAATTCTTCGATTTTTACTGCTTGTTTTTTGATGATTCCCATTGATTCGGAAGCAATCATCATATTTGCTCTTGCATTCGTAGTGTGACGAATGTTCACTTTGTTTTTGTTTCCTTTTAATGCCCAATTCAACGTGTTGTTACATACAACTCGGATTGGAGTTAAAGCCAACTGAATGGATTGTTTACCATTGTGACCGTTTGATAGGAGAACAAAATTCTCAACTACATCCCCATGACCAACTTGCATGTATGTAGGCATTTTAGCAAGCATCCATACGATTTCACCTTCTCTTAGTGAACCTGCTGTTTCGAACATTGCTTCTTTAGCTTCTACGATTGTATCGAAGAATTCAAAAGCATCTCTGTTTTGGATAGGAGTATAACGTCCTGTTCCCATACCTAACACTTTATGGTCAGTGTTTCTAACCAATGCGAATTGGTTATCGATTTCTAACTGTGTACCATCGGGTAGACCTTGGTATACAATTCTTTTTTCTACAGACCAATGAAGACCTGCTTTTACGATAGCATCTTCGGATGTCATCAGACCATCTACTGCTACACCTAGACCGTGCCAAGGTTTTTCGTTATTAGAATTGTTATAAGCCATTGTTTCTACATTGTGAGCCATGATATTTTTCTTTCGTTATGTTTGGGTGATTGTTGACTTCCTTACTAATATAAAAAGAATAATTTAAAAAGTCAATAGTTTAATTTAATTATTTTCTAAAATTAAGAAATACTTATCGAAAATGGAACAGGTAATCCTGAAGTTGGATTAGTAGTTATTATAACCCCTTTAATTGATTTTATATGATTTTTGATTTTATCAGTCAATAGTTTACAAAAATCTTGATATGAACGGTCTATATTAGGTATATAGAAAGGAATGCCACCAAAAGCTACAATACTTGATACTTTGATATTACCATTAATTGGGGATGCTATACCAAAAGTTGTACCCACCCACCCTGAAGAAATTGCACTACCAAAAGCTATACTAAATTGTTGTTTACTTAATAATGATGTTAATGTTATTTTCATTAAACTATCATTGAATGTTAATGGTGTATCAATACTATTTGGATAATCATTGGCTACTGCAACTACGTAATCTTTATATATAGTCACGAATTTATCAATATAATCATTCAAATCATTAGATGGTTTAGAATGTAATTCTAAAAGTTTGTTCTCTAAAATAGTAAAATTTACCATATTTTGTATTATTCCTTCAACGATTGATTAATTGTTTAAAAGTATTATTTACATGTTCAATAGTATTTAAATAGTACTTTCTTTTTTTTCTATCATTCATAACAACTTCATCAAATTTCCATACCATTCTATTATTATATTCTTCATCTGCAATATTATTTATCGTTATCAATTGAATTGGTTGGTCGTTTTTGTCTATTTGGTTAAATAAAAGCATCAACCAAGTATCCTCAAATCCATAATGATAAAAACTATCTGGTATACCATATACTTTATCCATTGCTATTTTTGAAAAACATGTCATACAACCACCACCCCATTTATATTTAATACCATATTTACTATTATCTATAATTCCAATATAAATATTAGTATCAATATTTTCTATTTCGTATTTTACATTAGTATATTTGTGAAAATTAAAGTCTTTATTTAAAAATTTTTTATTAACCAGACAATCCCATGATGAATCCCATTTTTTAAGTATTTCTGGTGTTATTATAATATTTTCTCCATTATAAAAAACCATTATTTGTTCATAATAACTTAAAAAATCATTTTTAAAAATGATATCACTATCTACCCATAAAAAATAATCATATTGTTTTTTTAAACAATCCCTCCTAGCCGATGTACATCCGTATATATCAATTTTATCTATTATTGGGACAATATTAATATTTTTATTATTGAATTTATGTAAAATATTATTAAAATATTTTAATATTTCAGCCTTTGAAATTTTAGTTTTAGTCCAATCTACCGAATCATCTATGTCTAAATAAATAAATAAATCCCATTGTATTTTACCAATGTTTATTTGTTCATCAAATTGCTTTAGCAACCTTTCGAACATTAAAAATTCACTTGGCATAATATATAAACATATACTACATTTTATTGTATTATTCAAATTTATAAGTTCTAGCATAATTTATGTATTCTTGTAATTTATCTAATTTGCCAATTTTTTTGAAGAATTCATACATATTATAATTAGCTTTGTCATTATAATTAGAAATTTCTTTACGGTCTGAATATTTTTTAACAGTATAATTTCCTAAGTGTACAATAGGACAATAATCCAAAATACATATTTTCCAATTATTTTCTTCACAAATCATACCTGTATATAAATCATTACCCCAACCATATTTCAAAAGGTCATCAAATTGATTTATTTTTTTGATGACATCTATATGTATCAAACACGACTGAAAATCTACAAATTTGACATCTCTTGGGGTTTTTGAATTCCAATTGTGCATAGATAACCAATAACATTGTTCATGTTGTACAGGTTGAATTATCGTTGAAGATACAATTTTATAATCATCATTAAACATAACTCCACGCAAAGTTTTTATAAAATTATAAGGATGGATTATTACATCCGAATTTAATAATAGCAATGAGTCGTACAATTCTTGATTATTTAATATAATTTCGAATGCTACATTTACTCCACCACCATAAAAAGTATTACTTGATAAGTCAATCGATTCATATTTACATTTTTTATCATCATCAGAGCCATTGTCCAATATAAAAACATCATATAAATCGGATTGGTTTTTTTTTAAATCTTCATATAATGGGTTGGTTAGTTCAGGAGTATTATAATTTAATATTAAAATTAAAGTTTTTTTCATAATTTTATATAATCGTTAATTAAAAATTCATTGTTATAAGGTTCAGTCCCATTAAATTCGTATAAACATTTTATTTTCGATTCGTGACTACTACCTATCCAAAATTCTGCACCATATCTATCACCGTTATTATCTAAATAACTAGAATTTAAGGTAAGTATATTTTTTGAATTAGTCCACCAATAGTTTCCTGAATAATGAGGATGAAAACCTAAAAAGGTATTTTCTCTATACAAAACACCGACCGAGTCGTAACCACTTTCAAGTTGAATTATACAATTTTCCCATCCGTATATTATATAATGTTCCATCAATCGTCTCCATTGATTGGTATTATACGTTGCTCTTGTTATTCCTTTTGTGTGAAAATAACAAATATAGCAATCTTTAGTTTTTGCAAATTCGAGTATTAACCTCAAAGTATTTTTTTCTTCAAGTGCATTATCTTTGTGTAAAATAATTTGGATTTTGGGATACTGACTGATTAGATTTTGTAACCAATGTAAATCTTTTTCTTCGACATAATTCACTCCTATAAAAATATTTGAAACATTATTGTATAATTTAGATTGAAATAGATTTGTAAGTTGTTCTTGTACTAATTGTTTATAATTTTTACTTAAATATACATGATAAAAAATTACTTTTTCCATATTCCAATCCCACATTTATCAGACTTAATAAATTCCAAACAATTTTGTTTTTTTATTTCGTTCCATAAATTATTTACACCTGAACATTGGTGACTTGCTATATCATGAAAAACTAAGTATCCATCTTTTTTTAATAATTTCTCACTATTAATAAAATCGAATTTTACTCCATCATAAGAATGGTCTCCATCTATAAAAATAATATCAAATTTTTCATCAGGATGTTCATCAAAAAATTTTCGACTTGTTCCATCAAAAAATACGATTTTAGTATTTGTATTTTTTTGAAGAAATGAAATATTTTGTCGAATGGTATTTTTCTGTTCATTTCCCCAATAAGATGAATTATCTATCGCAACACTTAATTTCAGTAACGGTTGAATGTAAGTTTCTATTAAAAAAGAACCACCTTTACCTACACCGATGTTAAGATATGATTCAAACTTATGGTTTTTTAAAAACCATAAATATTCCACGTATTCTTCGGGGATTTGTTGTATTTCTAATCCCCCATATTTTAAATTGTCCCCAAACCAATTTGGGTGATTTACACCTGCTTCATTTTTAAGCCAATTTAATAATTCTTCTTTTGTTAATTTGTTTATATTTGTCATTGTTATAAAATTTTTAGTTCGGGAAAACATATTATAAATTTTTCATCGTAAATATCCGATAATGATTCCATTATATATTCTTTAAAATTATGAGATAGTATCAATATGTAATCAGGCTTATACGTTTGAATTATGTTTCTATCGACTATTTCAATTCCAAGTTTGGGCAAAAATTTTCCTTGTTTTATATCCGTATCATCTATTATATATGGAATATCAGTATAATCTAACCCTAAACTATTTAAAAAAATACCACCTTTGGCTGATGCTCCAAATCCTACAATTTTATATCCATCTTCAATCAACGTATTAATGAAAGTTTTACAATCATTTATATGGTTTTTTATATTTTTCCCCCAATTTATATGAGAATCTAAAGTATATTTCTTTTCCATTTCTATATATTTTTCTACCGAACCATCTGATTTAATAACATTAGAAGTATCATGAGATATAATCAAACGTAAAGAACCTGAGTGCATATCATGAAAAATTATAACATTTATTTTTAAATTATGTTTCTGCATTAATTTTACTAATGGTGATACGGAGTAATAATAAATATGCTCGTGATAAATTTGGTCGAACTGATTAGTATTCATATTATGAATCCAATATGGAAATTCCAATACCCAAATACCATCTTCTTTTAATATTTTTTTAATAGTTTTAACAAATTCATCTATGTTTTTTAAGTGCTGAAATACATTTGTAGAAATAATTACATCGAATTTGTCACTTACATGTTCGAATACATTTTCATTAAAAAAGTTGTTAATAGTAGGAATTCCAATCGATTTGGAAATTTTAGATAAATTATCCGAAGGTTCTATATTTAATAACTTTAATTTTTTATCGGAACAATCTTTAAATGTTTTTAATAAAGTACCATCGTTACCCCCTATATCCATGATGTTGGTATTATCATCTATATTTACCATAGATTGTATATATTCAAACATTTTTTTACAATGTTCGATATAAGGTTTATTCACTGACGTTTTAAACAAGTAATTATTAAATAATTTTTTAGCTTCGATTTCATTAGTTAACGATGTTAACCCCGATTCATTGAAATATTGAAGTTCGAGTTTATATGTTTTTATTTTTAAAGAATCCTCTCGTGTCAAACATAAATCGTTGACTAACGGCATATTACCTAAGTTGAAATATTTTGTGGAAGTTTCCGTTTGTGTTATTGGACATATGTTTATCATTTTAATACTAATTACTCTCTAATGCTTTATAATTTGTTATATAAATCGTTTTGTTGTTCCTGTTTACTAATTTCTTTAACATGGAGGATTTCTAATTCATCACCTAAAGTTGCATAATTTTTTATATTAGTCAATTTTTCATGCACTTTACCCGACCATACAATATTATTTCGTTTTACATGAATTCTACCTTGAAAATCGGGATAATTTATTCTGTTAAACTGGTCTAATCTCCAACCCCATCGTTGGACATGACTTGGTGTAATACCATTGACATAATTAGCCCTTGTACAATAGATTAAATCTAAAGTTGGATTTTCTTTAAATACATGATATGCTACAATAAAAAAGTTATCAGAAACTTGTTCATCAGCATCTAACCATAATACAATATTTCCATCTTTTATATGTTCAAATACTACATTTCTAAATGCTGAAAAGTCTCCTTCAAATTTAGTAAATACAAAAATAAAATCATCCACGTTAATAGATGATTTTATTTGATTAAAAAAATCAGATTCTTTAGTCACTTTAGATTCATCCAATAGTATAACAGGTTTATCAAAAATATTGATATTGTTAAACATTTGGTCTGAAATGCTAGTTAATAATCTAAATGTTTCTGATTCACCACATGTTACTATAATAGGTGTTAATTTCATATTAGACTCCTGTACTCCCAAAACCACCAATACCACGTACTGTTTCTGATAAGTCATCAACTATTTTGAATCCATTTAATGTTAAAACAGGTACAAATACTATTTGTCCTACTTTATCACCAAAATTATAGCTTTCATCACTATCCGATGTTTGATAATATCTAAAACGTATAGTTCCTCTATAATCAGGGTCTATTACACCAACACTATTTTTTAACATTAAATCCATTTTTGTAACTGAACTTCTTGGAAATAATAAACCGACATATCCTATTGGAATAGCCATCGCAACACCTGTATCATATTCTATATATTTTTGAGTATGATTCACATTTATACAAGTCATATCATACCCCACAGCATTTTCAGAACCTTTTGATGGTATCGTTGCATGTTCATCAACTAATTTTATTTCTATATAATTTAACATATTATTCTACCTTTTTAATATTTAACGATTTTAAATTTGGTAATTTGATTTGTAATTGTTTAGCATGATAATTTGCAATAACATTAGTAATCTGTTTTGATACAGATTCATATCCAAATTTTGTTTTAATTTCTTCAATATTAGACAAATTTTTTGTGAAATCAAAATTATTTCCACTTCGATTAATATATTTCAAATATCCTTTTAGCGAATCAATATTTATTTCATACCACTTAGAGCCTTGTACTAATATTTTACCCATAACAGCTGATGGTGGAATATCTTTAAAAGCGCCCTTCATATAACTAACATTTTCACAACCGATAGTAAAATCCCTAAATGCTCCAACTTCGGGTACAATTAATGGTTTATTAGATAAAACGGCATCCAAAATCATTCTTCCAAATCCCTCACCTTTAGTGGGATAAATATTAGCAATGTTTTTTTCATGGGATAGTAAGGCAAATAAGAACTGTGGGGATAGATGACCTGATAAAACAAGTAATGGAGCATTATCTTTAGATTTGATTTCTAAATCGACTACTGAGATTGCTTTTTTAAATAGATAATCAGTCATATAACTGCTATTTAAGCCATTCAATTTAGCAACTAATGCTATCTTATCAGTTGATTTAAATTGCTCTTTAAAAGCGATGTATAAGTCTCTGAATCCTTTTCTATCTCCACCCGATTCTAATTTATCAGGTGATACTTGACCCGATGTGAACATAAATTTTTCAATACCATTATCTTCTAATGATTTATTAAACTGTACCATTATCTTTTTATCATCATTAGTCAACGGATTAAATATCCGTTCATCATAAGATTCGGGAATGACTTCCACTTGCTTATGTAATCTGAGTTTCTGCGATGGGTCTTGATTATTTATATATTCAGTATTTAAAAATACGTTTTTTACAAATTCGGATGGTACAACTATTAAATCTAAATTTGATTTATTCAATATATCAATCCATTCGGGAGATATGTTGTCAACTTCTACACCTGATGTAAATAATATATTCCGTTTACCGATTAATTGTCTCATATCTTCGGGTACACCAATGACAATAAATAAATCGGGTTGTTGGTTTAGTTGTGGGTTTGATAATATCGTAGATTCTAATTCTTTAAATTTAGAATTTTTCAATCCTGTATTTACATTGTTACCCCAATTCGTTGGTAATATTTTAACATCATTACCAAATTCTTTGAAAATAGCATAAGAGATTTCTCTTGCTTTATGTCCATATCCACTTTCGGATAAAATGGGTGCTTGTATTAATATCATGGTTATTCTATTAGTTTAATTTGATTCATCATCAGGTTCGTAAATTTTGAGCCTGATATTTCGACTTCTGTAATGTTATGTGAATTTTTATAGATTGATGCTACTGTCACAGGAGTTTTATCATATGATGAAAAAACTTGCATCCCTACTTTGATATCCTGTTCATCAACGGTAGTATTAAATACAGGATATTTGATACCATATTTACCAATCACCTCAGTCACTTCAGATGATTTGTAAGTTGGTTTTTTCTTTGTTTTCTTTGTTTTGATGTGTTTTTTAACACTACTTCTATCTACAAATTTAATATTTATAGATGTTGAGTTCTGGTCTTGGTTCGAAATTGCTAACTGTTTTTTCAATGACTTCATAAATATCGTTTGCCATTATTTTATTAGTAAATCTAGTTCTAACGTATGTTGCTCCATATGTTTGAGCATTGTGTTTCAATATATCAATATTTTCATACATTTTCAATAGACCATCAGATAAAGTTATAATTGAAATTCTATCTTCATAGATATACGGAGTAATTATAGCACCAATCATAGTTGATGCATCAGCATACATGGGTATTGACCATTCTTTACCAACGTATTCGTCTTCGTAATTACATTCAAATTGTTTTACTAACTGTTTTTGTAAATCTAAGTGTCTTGATTTATGTGCAGAATCTTCATCCCATGTCTTTTTGTATGGGAATTGGTCTTGTATACCACCTGTTACAGTATGTAATACGGGTACACCACTCATAACTGCTTCAAGTACAGGTAAACCGAATCCTTCTGCGTTAGAATTGTTAATGAAAGCATCAGAAGTATTATACAATATTGCCAAATCTTCATCAGATAATAATCCATTATCTGTAAATAGAATATTTGCAGAACCGTATTCAGTTTTCATTTGTAATTGAGCCTGAATCAAATCACTTCCTTCTTCTGCGATAGGATTTGTGTGCATGATAAGAACTGTATTGTTTTTAAAATTTTCATCTTTGTTACAAGCAGTATAATATGCGTATATCATATCCAACGGATGTTTTCTATGTTGGTTTTTTCCTACCCATAAGAATACTTTTTTGTGAGGTAATGATTCCACGATGTCTTTATAATGATTATACTTATCTCCCATGCTTTTTTTCATTAAATCCTTGATTTGAGTAAGGTTTAATTTTTTATGTTTGAATGTGTTATCATCTACACCATGTGGTACAAATGCAATGATTCGATTAGATTTATCTTCAGGGAGAAGTAGATTTTCTATAATGTTTTTAGTCTGTGAATTAATACAAATAAGCGCATCACAAGACTTATAAAATGGATAATTATATTTAGGAATTGGATAATTATCCCAAATATTATAGTAAATATATGGTACAAACTGACGTATTTCGTATTCTACACTAAATAAGTCATAGAAATGTCTTGGGTCAGTTATAAAAAACACAAAATCAGGTTTTTCTTCTTCAAAAACCTTTCGAATCATGTCTGCACTTCCATATCCATGTGGAGATGGAATAATTTTACACACATCTTTATAATTTACAATTGTATTAGGTTCTGGATGATTTCTCGCCCCACCAATCTGTACCCAATCGATGTTTGGTGCAGTATTTATTATTATTTCTTTTAACGCCCTAGCAACACCTGTGAAGAATCTGATATCATCTCCTAGTGCTAATCCTTTAAGTTTTTTTTTCATATTATCTTATTATTTAATAAAATTATTTTTTCTAAGAAGTTATCTATAACTAAATCGATAGAATTTAATATCTCTGTTGTTATTGTAGTATGTTTTTCCATATTTGGAATGGGAATAACTGCTTGTTCGGGCATATCATTCATATCAGGCATATCATTTATAGATGGTAAAAATATATTGGTGTTATCATCCGATGGATAAATGATATTAATACTTTCCATAAACGTTTTAAAATTTGTTATCTGTTTGGTTAACAGGTCAACTTGTTCGTGGGTTTGGTCAATTCTTTTCTTGTTGTAAGCCCTCGGTTTTATTAAGACATAATCTAATTCACCCAATTTTGGGTCTGATTCTAGAATGTTCATTTTATTTTCAGGTGTAAATACATTTTTGAATGTTTCAGATGTATTAATAACATCTTTTATCATTTTTAATGATTCGTACTTATCAATCGATGCTACTGTTTCGACTGCAAATAAAAAATCATAAATTAAAAATATACCTAAGTCTCTATAATCGCCTACAGTTTTCTCTATAATATCAATCATTTCTTGAATATTATTCAAATCAAAATTTTTCACATCAACTGCATAAAACATTATTAATTCATGTTGTTCTTGTTCTTTAACATGATATAAAAACGCATATTTAAAATCTTCAAACTCGTTTATATTTACAACATTAGTAAACATAGATGGAGTTTCAGATTTTTTAATGTAATCTTCATAAGTTTTTAATAAAATCGATTTGAATTTATCTTGTCCTTCAATGCTACTATCAAAAAAAAGTAGTTTAAAACGTCTATTTTTATTCATGCATACCTGCCATTTGAATATATGTTATGTATTCGGAAGATGGTATTATTTTTAAATACATTTCTGCTTCCTTATCTGTTAATTGATACAGTAATTTTAAAGATTTTTTTATACCCACAAAAGATTCCAATTTAGTAGTTTTTTTACCTAGATATGTAAAATCATATCTACCACGAGGAATAATATTGAATAAAATGATATAAAGTTCTTTATCTGTAAACTTGTTTTCTATGGTATTAAGAGTATTTACTATAGGTAAAAGATTCTTATCCATACTTAGATATTTTAAAATCATAAAAGAAGACCATTTTTTACGGTCTTCCTCACTAAGATTATCAAAATCTATATATGATTTATTACAAATACTATATAGATATTGGAAAAGGTTCATAATTAACCTGCTTTAATAATTTTCGGTTTTCTTCCACGTTTTGATGGGGTTTTTACTACTGTATCATCCGTCTCATCATCATTTTGGTCTTCTCCATTGAGATAATCTACATTTACATTAGTATCTTCTACCTTTTCGGATTTTACAAATTCAGGCTCTTTATAATAATTAGTAGCTTCAAATTCATATAAGAAGTTTAATCTTACAGGATGTCCACGCTCAACTTCTTCTGTTTTTCTGAATGATTCTGCTTGGTCAGTAGATACAAAATCTTTTTGAAAATGAAATCCAACAACTTTTTTATCAGTAGATAGAACTTGTACTTCGTATTTATATCGTTTTTCTACATTATTTTTCATATTGTTTATTTTTTATTGATTTTTTTTGTTTTAGTTTGTTTTGGTTCTTCGATATCTTTCATAATAGTAGAATCGACTAATTCTGTTGTCATATCAGCTTTTAATTCTTTGATTTCTATTTCATATTCATAATTTTGAATTATTTGCTTAACATGTGTATCACCACCTTCTTTAGCAGGGTCTACCGAAAAAGTATATTTTTGTGAGATTTGTTCGTCATCGAAAGGTGACTCATAAACTTGAGGATACAATTCTCCTTTGTTACTGTTAACATTATTATAATATACTAATTGAGGAGTGTAAACGCAACCATGTTGATTAAATAATTCAGTTTTTTTGGCTTCTAATTGATAACTTAATTCCTCTTCTGATTCAGATTCAAACAAAATTGTTTTGAATTCGTATTTTGTTCCACCATTTTTTTGAAACTTGTATTTTGTGTTAATCATTATTGTTAAATTAAAGATTTAAAAGTTCTAAAATTAGAGCAGATGTATTCATCTCTTTATCTATTTGTGTATTAAATTTAAAAGCATATGATGATATAAGAATTTTAGCATATACTAATTTATTTACACTTAGATTATCATCTACCCAATTATTCAATTCTGTATAGAATGATAAAAGTTGTAATTCTGAAAAGGATAATAACAACGGTCTTATATTTTTATATGTAAGTATAAGGTTTTTCTCATTTTTTGGAGTAGAATAAAAATTTTCTAACAACTCGAAAATTGGTGTGTAAATATCAGAAGATGTTTCTTTATGGTCAAATGTATATGTATTATTTGATATACTTGCTTCTAAAGACATTATCATACGTCTAATATCAGGAAAGTATCTATTGACTAATGCCATTACATCTTTTTTATCCGCTTCAATATTCTCAGCTAATATTACATTGCTCCATAAATGTCTTGCAACTTCTTTATTATCATTAGGTTCGATATGTAAAACTTCACATCTGCTGATGATTTCAGGGATGATTTTACCAACATTATTAGTTGTAAATATGAAACGAGTATCTTCTGAATTTGATTCGATAATATCTTTTAATGCTTTTTGAGCATTAGGTGTCAATTCTTCTGCTTCACGTAAATCTACAATCTTCATAGCATTCGTCATAGAAACTTTATCAACGAATGGCATAATTTCATCTCGGATAACATCAATACCACGTTGTTCTGATGCGTTATATGACTCGTAGTCAGCTCCTAATTCTTTTATAATGATATTAACTAACGAAGTCTTACCTGTCCCTGCCTTACCGTATAATATAAGGTTGGGAACAGATTTTTTTTCAATAAAAGATGATATCTTTTCACGTATTGAAGGGTTCAATACAATATTTTCTAAGCTGTTTGGTCTATATTTTTCTACTAATAACATATTATGGTTTTGAATAGATGGTTGAAATTAATCCTTCTGTTTTAGAAAGTACATACAATGATGCTTTTCTATGAGATGCAATATATCCTTTTTCATGATGCCAATAATCAGGTTTAGCTAATGATGGTACGATAATATCGTAAACACCATCTGCATCTTCTGTTTTAGCTTTATGTAAATGTCCACTAAAAAAGTAGAAATTATCAAATAACAATGAGTTGATTTGTAGTTGATATTTAGCTTCATGAATTAAAAATTTTTGTAATGTATAGTTTCTATTTAATCCTGATGCCATTGGAAGTTCATCCCCATGCGTAAATGTAAGGAGATTTGTACCAAACGTAACATAATGACGTAGTTCCTTATTTGTAACAGTTTCCACGTGTGCTACATTTCTATAACGCTGATTGACTGATAATAAGAAATTTAATGATAAAAGTCTATCATGATTTCCAGCTACATTGAAAAATTTGACAGGAATACCTAAATCTACAATCATATCAGTTAATTCGAAACCACATAGATAACCATCGATAATCATATCGTAAACGTGCATCGACATATTATTATTTTGTGGTGTTCCTCTAGTTGTAGTTGATTGAAAGGTGTCAACATGGAACATATCAGAACCTAATGGAACATATATCACCGATGGTAGTCCATTTTTTAATCCTCTTTCAATTAATTTTGCATAAGAAGTTAAGATTTCATTTCTATAGACTGAAAATGGGATATTAGTGTCAGGATATGACATTTTTCCAATATGTAAATCAAATGGTGGTAACACCCATGCACACTCACTATTTTCAAAATCAAATTCAAAATCTATGTCAAATGGAATTTGTTCATAAGGTGTAGCAATAGAATCGAGTTTTTCAATGATTGGTTTTACAACATATGTTTCTAATTCTCTATACTTTTGTGCTTCTTTTTTAATTTCATTCCATTTATCAACCTCAAACTTCTGATATAGGTTTGCTCGCCTATTCATTAATGCTTCTTCGATTAAGACATCATCTTCTTTATTCAAAATTTCATCATCTAAAAATGGGTCTGAGTCATGTGTCCATCCCATGATAGTTTTTAATTCAATGAACCAAGGTCTAGGAATTTTAAAATCCCTACAAATTTCATTAATCGTTGAATCAACCCCATCCCAATTTGAATAACGTTCTTTTAATCTTTTTAAATCTTCATTGGTAACTACCAAAGGTTTTGGTGCAGACTTTAAAAAGAATATGTGGTTTCCGTTTTCATTATCTTTGAATACCTTTTTTTTGTATTCACTAATAATACTATTAGTTTGTATTTCTTCTAATGTTTCTTCAATTTTATTTTCTTCATCTAAATGACTATTATCATTATCTTCATCTTCATCTTCATTATTATCAACATATTCGGATAAATAATTAGTTATAAATTGTAACGTGTAATCCAAACCTTTTTTTAGATAAATAACATACCAACGATAAAATCGTTTTTGTAACGCATTATTAGTATCTCTTTTATCAGTTATTTCTTCCCACACAACAGATACAGTATTAAAAAATTTTTGTGGTGTCGGATTATTATTTTCTTTATTTTCTACAAAAAATTCAAATAAGTCAGTTAATTTATTTATTGCCATGTTTTTTATGTTAGTTGTTCTATTCACTCCTATGAATATTGATTAGTAAATATATATTATCTATTTTTTTGGTGCTATAATAAATTGTTTATTATAAGATACATCATTTTTATATAAATATAAAATGTTATTTACTGTAAGTATTGAAATGTTAAATTCATCATCAAACAAAGTTAATAAATTTAATAATTCTTTTGATGAAAATTTAATTACCATTTCTTCTAATGTTTCAACATCACCAACTTCTACTGCAATAGAATTGTTTAATTTTTTATAATCCTTAGAAAAGATAAAGTAAAGTTTTTTCTTTTCAATCACCATATAAACGAATTCTGATTTTATGGACGACCCTTTCTTAATAACCTTCTTTATGACATCTGAAGTCATAACCATATCAAGTTTGGTATTAAAATTTTCAGGAAATGTAACATTTTTAACAATAGATTCCTTTGCTAAAACGAATTTAGCTAATGTATTCTCTAATTCATCCTCTATTTTTAAGTACAATGGAATATGCATTCTATTTTCAACTTCCAATGATATGATTGGATTCTTAATCGTTTTCATGAATGAAATAAGATTGGGTAAATCTTGTATAATGAAAGATGAATCTGGTAAATCAATTGTGTTATCTTTCAATTCTATCTTACCCCTAATAGTATCGGAGTTATCAGACATAATGGATACGATTGATTTATTCTTTATAGAGAATTTTATCTTAGGTACTTGACCTGTTATAGTATTGAATATACCTTTAGCATAGGCAGATTCGAAAAAATCTTTTAAATTTGTATTTTGTTTCATAATCCTAGTAATTGTTCTAATGTTTCTCCATTGAATGGAACTCGCCAATCCAATGCATTATAATATAATTCTATCTTATTGTCAAGTAAACTTGAGATAGTTTTTTTATAATCAATATTTTCAATAACAAAATCATGGATTTTATCATCTATATATTCATTTAATGGTATAGCCATATTATCAAAACCATATAAATTTTTTTCTAAGTATACCCACCCGATTTTATCACCACCTTGTATAGGTTTATATTTGGATAAAATATCTTCATATTTAAGATATTTGTTATAATTTGCAGATGCTTTCACGGATGCAGGAGTTCCACTTATAAAGTCAAAGTTTGCACCTACATATTTATCATAGGTTTTAACACTAGATATCCTTGCGATTTTAGTATAATCAGATACTGCATACGATTCCATCGTTGCATAAAAATCAGTTACTTTTTTATCAATTCCTTCATCATTGTAATCCAAGATATCAGATAGTAAATCTTTCATAAAATCTTGACACACTTTAGGAAAATCAGAACGTACAATATCCAAACCTTTAATATCCATCTTAGGTTCTTGTAGAATTACACCCTCTTTAAGAGCAATTTTATTTGCATAACGCTTTTTAACACCTGTATAAAATCCTGCCAATGCCACCCATTCTTCCTTGAAGAATAATTTATTATTATCTGAATTTAACCAATATGTAGCAAATGTATCCATTCGTTCATTGATTTTATTAGATAATTTTTTTGAAATTTTAAGTACAGTATTCAACAATAAATGTTTATCTTGTTTCATCCAATCTTTTCCGTACATAACGTATAGGATTGGTTCAGCAGTCATGATAATTGAATCTGTATCACCTGCTAAAATTGGGTCATTGAATAATTCTTTTAGTCTAGAATCTTCTATAATGTGGTCTAATTTATTATATAAATCTTGATGTAAATGGTACACTGTATCCATTGCTGACAAGTTAGCATATCTACCCGTTAAAGTTATTGATTGAGCATTATCTTTATCGTAGAAACGGAAAAATTCGTTACATAAAACACCATAAATACTATTAATAACGATTTTCATCGTCCATTGTTGATTATCATAGTATTCTTCAAGTTCGTGATTATTTTGTTCTAAATACACATCACGTAATTTCTTGAATTCTTTACGTTTATTAAAAATTTCCATAATAATCATAGGAATTACACCCTGATTATCTTTTTTGTAAAAGACTCCATTACCCGAAAGTGTAAGATTTCTTTCATTCATAAACGTGTATAATGCTCCCATCGTAGGGATTTTATAAAATTTATTCTCATTATACACTCTAACTTTGATATTAATCTCAGTATCGAAATCGGGTACTTCTAATGTGTCATTGAATATCTCATGGTTGATTTTAAAATGTGTTTTATCGTGTTCTGTCCATACTGTGATGTAGTTATCAATAATTGCGTATTTTGTCTCAGGAGATATATTTAGCGTTACATCAATCATTGGGTATAGTGATGTTAAATCCTCATCATATGTGTATGAAAATCTACCTTTGCGTGGTGGTTTGACGTATGCACCCACAATTTTATCTGAATCAAACTTCTCTTCATCTTCGTTAACTAAATCGTCATTACCGATTGAAAGGCGTTTATCCCATTCTGATATGGTAGTTGGTTTATTTGGAACAACTAAGTTTAACGCATTAGTTTGAGATAGGAATAAACCTTCGGTAGTAGCTACGGCACTAATCACATCCTCGTATGGTATGTGGGCAATATGAGCTAACATCCTAGCTTTATTAATAAATTTTAATTTTTCTTCTAAATCTAAAATTAACATAACGTCAATCACGTTATAATGAACATACAAATCGATATCAGAGTTAAATAATGTCTGAAGTGAACCATTGTATTTCACCTTTTCTTTACCCAATTCAATCTTAGCAATTTCATCCAATTTGTAGGATGGGCGTTGTTGCGGAGTATACTTTTTGTATAATTTTATGTAATCTAAAACGGATATTCCTGCAATCTTAACTTTATTATTTTCAAGATTGTAAGTAACTGTGTCATAAGGTGATAGTTTGTTTACTAAACCATTATGAAATAACTTTTCCATGCGATTGTATATGTACGGAAAATCATAAAAATCTACATTCCATCCTGTTATTAAATCTATCTGTTGTTCATTCCAATATATAATAAAATTTCTAAATAATTCCCATTCATCTCTACATAAAACTACATCATAACCATATTGGTACGAATCTTTATATCGTTTACTAGAATCTAATAAAAACGTTTTAATTTTTTTAGTAGAAAATTCAATCATTGTGATTGCTAATACAGGACTTGTAGATTGTTGAGGTGTAACAAAACCCGAATCAGTCATTTCAACCTCGATATCTAAACCCCAAATATTAACGTTTTTGCTAACATCATTGTTGTGACCAAACATGTCAATTAAGACTCTATGTTCAGGTTTAACATCAATTTCTAAGAATGTATGTGGGTCTTCTTTTCTTCCACAATGAACTTTTTTAACATAATCACCAAAAATACTTTTGTATTTTGTAGGGGTATCAGATTTGATATACGCATACCTATCGTACTCGAATTGTAAATATCCATTATCCGTGTTAAGGTGAACTAAGTTTGTTTTGTAATCGTAAAAGATGTTTTTATACATTGGTTTTAATTTAAAAACAATTTTTATAAAAAACAAGCGTTAAATTAATTTTCAAACTTAATTTTTTATTTGGAAATTGAATTTTTTATATGTATATTATATTAAGAAAGAAAGTTAATAGATACAAACTATATAGTGATAGAAAATATCTATTTGACTTTAGTATTTAGTTAT